ATCATTTAATAATTCATAATCACCAAATGATCCATCATTTTTTCCATATAATTTTAAACGACTAACATCTCCAGTATCTGGATCTAGATTTTTAACTTGCATTAGTGCAAAAGATTGTGAATTTTGTGTTACTGTATAATTAGGAGTAACATTATATTCAATTGAAAATGAAGAATCATCAAAATCATTATATACTTGTTGTGATAAACTTTGACTAGTTAGAAATATATATGGTGACTCTAATGTTAATGTTGTATCATTTAAAACTTTTGTAATCTTAGAAGTATATATAGGAGTTGTTGTTGGAATTACGTTTGGTATTGGAAGAGGATTAACTGGAGATGTAACTGTTAAGGTTCCACCATTCATATCTGAATTAAATTTACCTCCAGTTAATAATAATTTTGAATTATTATTTCTATTAATATATCTTACAGTGCCAGTATTATATGTAGCTACTTGAGAGCCTCCTGTATATGATCTATCTAATTGTACCCCAATCTGTTCTTCTATTATAATATTTGGATCTTTTGTAAATATAATCTCTTCATTATTAACAGATGATGGAGAAACTGAAACTGTTTTTGACCAAACTGTATTAATTTGTCCAATAAATTTACTTGGCACATCTTGATTATTTAGTCTAGCTAATTCAGTACCTAATATTACTATAGCATCGCCTTCTGGAGTATCTGGATATATATAAATTACAATTACTCTAGAACCATCATCTTCTAAATAATTTATTATTTCATTATATATTGGATCATTATTTGAATCTATAATAGATATTTCTAAAACAGATCCTACATTTAAATTTGAAGGGTTACCTTGTAACTTAATTATATTTTTACCTGCTGTTAATGTGCTAGGAAATTGTGTTATTCTAAATACGTCAGGAGAGGTATTAGAAGTGTCATTAAAAAATATATTTCTATTACTTAAATCCGGATTGTTTAGTATTCGTTTTTTTGCCATCTGAACATACTTCTTCTTTTTAATAAATATTACGTATGTATAATCTGGCTAAAATTATCTGTTTTATTTACTTCTATTAAATTATCTACCATATCTCGCATAGATTCTACATGTGATATAATAATTGAAAAGTCAAATTTAGTTCTAAAATATTCAAATAAATTTGTTACTGATGATATATGTTCTCTATCTAAACTTCCCCATCCTTCGTCTATTGCAATAAAATTAGGTCTAGGTAACGCAGAAACATTAATTAAAGCTACTCTAATTGCTAATGAACTCATAAATCGTTCCATTCCAGAAGTTAATTCTAATGGCCAAAAATTATCTTCATCGTATATAATATATCCATTAATATTTTTACCATCTGTATTTAATACCATATTAAAATCTACAACTTGATCTAGTACGTTATTTATTTCTGTTTCTATTTTAGGTAAAGCTTTTTTAATTAATTCATATGGAACGCCATCTCTTTTTACAGACTGTAAATAATATTCATATGCTTTATATTCAGTTTCTAACTGTTTATATGTTTCTAATTGTTCTAATGCAGTTTTCTTTTTAGTTTTTGCAACTTCTATTTCTCCATGATTTGATTTAACTTTATTAGTAATATTTTTCAAAGTATCTACAATGTCAGTTATTAGTTTCTTTTTATTTCTAATTTTTTCATCTATTGATTTATTATGAATAATAGCAGTTTCATTCTTTTTAAATAATTCTTGACGTTCATTAGTTGTTTCTAATTCAGATTCTTTTGTTTGTAAATCACTTTCTAATACTTGTAATTGTAATTCAAATTTTTCTAATTTATTAGATAAGTCTATATGTTCTTGATATTTTACAATTATATCTTGAATTATATCACGATTTGTTTGTAATTCAAATTGTTTTGTAAATGCAATATCTGCTAATTTTTTATTTTTTGGTAATTCTATTTTTGCTTCTTCAGCTTCTTTAACAAAAATATTAGAAGTACAATATTTGCAGGTATGATCATATTCATGCGTTAATAAATGATCTATTTTTTGTTGTTGTATTTTAATTAATTGTTCCAATTGAGTAAGTTCTTTTGTTACAATTTTTATATCTTTATTTAATATTTCTTTTTTATTTTTTTGCAAATTGAATTGGTTAATTGATATTGATTCAATTGATTCATCATTTAATAAATTAATTTTATTTTCTAATTCTTCTATTTGTATTTCTATATTTTCTATAGTATCAATTAACTGGTTTTCTGTTTTTTCTAAATCAGAAATATCTGGGCCGTCATATGACATTGGTTGTTTTGATTCAATTAATTCAACAATTTTGTTTTGTATATCATTTCTAGAATTTTGTAAATCATTATCATTTTTTTCTAATTCGATTATAGTATCTTGATTTTCAATAATAATATCATCAGACTCTTTTATAATAGAACCAAAGTCTATTTTTTTATATTCTTTTAGTTTACCAGCTGTTTCTTTTATATCTTCTGATGCTAAATGATACAGTTGTTCAAATACAGTAGTGTCTAGAAATTGTGATAATAAATCTTTTCTTTCTCTTTGTGATTTTTCTATAAAATTATTATTATCAGCTTGTAATGAAAATGCTGTTAAAATAAAATCATCATATGTTCCTAAATATCTTCGTATACTTTTATTTGTATCACTTCTTTCTTCTCCATTTAAATTTTCATCTTCATTATAAAAATTAACATTAACTTTAACATGACCATGTTTTAATGTTACTCCTTCTCTTTCAATTGTATATAATTTATCATTTAATTTAAATTTAAAAATACCTTTAAATCCAGACTTTTTATTATTTAAAACTTCTTTTGATTTACTTGTTTTACTACATTTATCAAATATTGTATATATTATAGCATCTAGAAAAGATGATTTACCAGATGCATTTGCTGCAAATAATCCTATAACATCAGATAATTTAGAAAAATCTACTTTATTTTTTTCTCCATATGAAAACATATTATCAAATTCAAACGATACCGGATACCATGTTACGTTTCTAACTGATTCTAAAACAGGTAGTTTAGAATTTATTGTTCTATTAATATGTCTAATTGCATCTAATTCTTTTTTATTGGAGTCTGGATAATTTTCATTTATAAAATTTGTTATTAAATTATTTTGATGCTCTACATCCCGTACGTTACCTATTGCAATAGATCCATTTTTGTTACTTTCAATATGATTTGCAGTACGTTGTATTGATATATCTTGAACTTTATATTTTTTACGTATAGTTGCAATAAGTTTTTTAATGTCAGATGCATCTGTATCAGTAAATTTAATTCTAACTCTAGGTTTTATAGGTATTCTATGTGGAGATTTTTTAATTTTGTTTTTTTCTACTTCAAAAGTAACATATCCATAGTCATTTTGTATTTCAACAAATTTTGATGTACGATCTGGCAGATCCCATACTAATATACCATGATCAAGAACTTCTCCATGATTTTGTTGAATTAATGATCCAGGATATCCAATAGTTTTTTGAGTGTTTAAGAACTGTGCAGGTTTGTGTATATCGCCTAGTAATGTTAAATCATGTCCTTCGAACAAATCAGTAGTAACATGTTCATTGGATATTTTAAATCCAATGTCGGTTTTAGCATTATGTACAGCCCCATGATGTAATGCAATTTTATATGCAGCTTTATATTCTGATGCTTTAATATAATTTTTAGGTGCAACATCTACTGCCATATGATTAAATACAACACCAGCCATTTCAAATAATCCATTATCTTTTATAAAATGAATATTTGAGTTTTGTATTACATCTAATATTGGAGATAAAGCATCCATACGATACAAATTATTTAAATTCATATCATGATTTCCTAACATTACAATTGTAGGTATTTCAAATCCATTAAAAAATTTAGTAAGCATATTTATCAGCTCAGGAGACATATCTAATTTAGAATGTACTATATCACCGGTTACTACGCATATACTATTTCTTGTTGCATGTTGTGCTAAATATAGAAATAAATTTTCAAAAACTTCTGTATATTCTTTATGTCGTTTTAATGTTCGGATATGTATATCTGAAATATGAAATATTTTATCAATATGTGTTATTGTAGTATTTAGTTTTTTTATTTCCATAATAGATTCATTCTTAATTCCATTAATCTTTCAAATGAAAATTTATAAGTGTCTTGTATTTGTTTTGTAATATGTTTATATCCTAATTCATTAGGATCTTTGTCTTTTAATTCGATAAAATGTACATTTAATCCTTCTGCCATAAATCGTTCTGCAATATTTAATGCATTTCTTATTGCGTCGTTGTCTAGGCAAATGTATACATCTTTAACACGCTCTTCAATAATTTTCTTTTGCAACATTGGTTGTATTATTTTTCCAAATAATGGGATAGCATTACGTTTTATAGTAATTGCATCAAATGACCCTTCACATAATATTATAGGTTCGTTCCAATTAATTAACATTTCAAAACCAATTATATCTTTTGAAACTTGTGGATTTTTATGTTTTTGAGTATCATGTTTATAAAAAGCTCTAGATACAAAATAATTTAATTGTCCGCCAGCATCATAGCTAGGTATAATAATTTTACCGGAGTATTGGCCAGCTTCAGCATATCCAATTCTATATTTAATAATGTCAAATATAGAAACTCCTCTATTTTTTAAATAATATATTGCATTTCTATAATCCGGCGTATTTTTTGTTATCCATAATGGTTTATATTCATCTGGTAATTTTATAGTATACTCTTCTTGTTTTGTCTCTGTATTTCTATATTTGGTTATTTCAATTAATTTATTTAATTTTTCAAATGTTTGCCTGGGAACTTTTAATTGTTTAAATAAAGTTAGTATACTTCTACCTTTTTTATCAGATATCCAACAATGCCATGGGTTTTGACCTTCAGATGTTGTATTTAAGTTTACTTCTAACTTAGGTTTATAATGTGAAACAAATGGAGAAAAAAATGCAATATTATCTCCTGATGTTTGTTTACCTTTACCTAATACTGATTCTAACAGTTGAAGTAGTTTTAGGTTTGTCATATAATAATATTATAAGAAAATTTTAGTATAATTCAAAGAATTTGGATTACTATATTATAAGTTAGACACAATACATTACATTATCGGTCTAACGATTCATCATTTAATAAATTAACATATATTAAAAGATTTCATCTTTATATTAAATACATACTTACATAAAAAAAATAATAAAAATATTTCAAAGATCAAACCATTAACTAAAAAAATTATTTATAGTTGGCTGTTCATCTATTTTACAACATTCTTCTAACCATTCCATTGGCATATCTTTTTTTGCAATATGTTTAATTCCAATTTTAATTGCGTATGCTTCATATGTTGTTTTTGAACCTTTGGATATTTTTTGATTTGGATTCTGAAATATTATTCTTAAATCTATATCAGGATTTGAAGCTAATATATTTTTCATCTTTTGTCTATCAGTACTAGTCCATCTTCCTTTTGTTTCAATATACATTAAAATACCATTCTTTTTTGTAAATATAAAATCAGGTGTATATTTTGAATTTTTTTGTGGAACTATATATTGTAACGTTTCTGTTTCATAATTTACAGGATATTTTGCTTCTTTTATTTGATCTGCTACTTTTAATTCTAATCCAGATCTATAACCATATTTATATGCTGCTTGACGTTGTTTACTGCCAGCAGTATGCCAGTGATTTTTCTTCATAACTTTTTTCCTTTACCAATCAACCATTACTAAATTACCATTCCAGCTCATTATATTGTCTGGTTTAAAATCTAATGATAATTCAAAATCGCCAATTCCGGTGTTTTTTACTTGTTGTTCTAACGCTCTTATAAAACTAGATATATTTTCATTTAAGTTTCTAGCGCCATCATTATTAAAATAATCAAATATACTAGTTTCAACTCCTTGACTTCTAGCATATTCTTTATAATTTTCATAAAAATTTGAAATTTCTTGTAACATAGTAGAAGACAAATTACTAGCTCGATTCATTATATACATGTTATTCATACTGTCAGAATAAACAACTGGTATAAATGCATTAAATTCATTATATCTTCCTACTATAACATCAGCAACCGCAGTTTCATCTGGTTCTGAAGTTATTTTCATTAATAAATCTTCTCCATTAATACTATATATCTTTCCATTATCGCCAGAATTAAAAAATTTAAATTCTTTATTTCTTATTTTTGATAATAATCTGTTAGATTCTTCTTCAGATATTTCATTTAATATATTTTTTAATTTTATCATAATCAATCAAATTCATTATCGTCTACTATATTTGCAAATCTATCTTGATCTAAATCACAACGTACTAGAAAATTCATATCAATATCATTACGATTTTTTACTGGCGTTGCAAATTTTCCTATAGCTAATAGTTCAGCATATTCATTATATAATCCAATCGTAGTTATATATGGTTCGAAAGCACTAGACGTAACATGGGACATATATGTCTCATTATCATCATTTGTTGAACTATGATTTGTTGTCAAATTAAAATCACCTTGTTCTACTTTACATAATGTTGAAAATTCAAATATATTAGTTGTGCTTTTATAACTGCCGGAATATGCAAATGTTATTGCATCGTCATATCGAACATCTGGACTAGTTATTACAAATAATCCGTTTTCATGAAATGCATTTCCAACTCTATTTGTTTGCAATAAGCCTCCGCCTTCTGTACGATCTGCTAATGAATTAACATTTGATTGATTTAAAGCTTTATTATAGATTCGAATTTCATCTAAATATCCATTGAAATAATCAGTACCATCATGAACTCCTGATCTAAATACTTGATTTCCTCCAAATTTTATAGAGTCTATATTATTTATAGCTACTGAAGATGTTTTAAAATTATTTATTTGATCATTACTAAGTAATGAATTAGATGTTAATGAACTATGTAACGAAGCATTTACATACATTTCCATAGTACTACCAGTTTTTTGACAAACAACATGAGTCCAACTACTAGAAACAAATGCAGATGAAGTAATTTGATTATTTAAAACTTTTGTTCCTTGTATAGAAAATACCAATTGGTTACTACCACTTAATTCAATTTTAAATGGATATTGATCACTATCTTTATTTCTTTGTTTTCCTATTATTAATTGATTAGTAGTTCCGGTATTTGATCCACTGTATATATAAAACGAAAGTGCATAATCATGATCTCTATCAAATGGAGCGTATCTAATGCCAGGATTAGATATTTCCATATATCCAGATCCAGAAAAATATGCCGAATATCCAATTGGATTTTTATCTCCATCTGAATGCGTAACTCCTTTTGGAAATGTAACATTAGAAGCTGTTACATATTCAGTAATTCGACGTAAATCAAAATACTCATTAAATACTTCATAAAATAATTCATCTCCAACAAATGAACTTGTTATAATACCAGAATCAATAATATTTTCATATTCATCGGAATGTAAATTATAAGATCCACTATAAATAAATGATCCTCGTTTAATTGTTAGCCCCATTTGTGTTTGAGGTATACTAAAAACTGAAGCAGATTGATACAGTATCTTAGTAGATTTAGCTGGAGGACATATTAATCCGTGAGTTTGTAATGCATTATCTTTATGTTTATAGAATAAATGATTAATAGAATAGTATATATTAAATGGAAATGATCCATTTTGATGATTTTTGCCAAATGGATTAAATAATTGTTGATTAAAATAATATGCTTCGTTGGTAAAAGGATTAATTTCTGGTATCTCTGGAACATAATTTGCTTCTAATGATAAATGATTATCATCTAAACTTCCAGACCTCATTGTAAACGTCTTATTAAGTTGTATTGGAGTAATTTTAGTATCTGATTGTCCTACACGTTTAAATACTTGCGGATATGTTCCGTTTTTATCTTTAATAATGTTTGGCATAATAGTAAAACCCCGCTATATTCTTTTTATATAAATATAACGGGGATAAAATCAATGATTAATATTCAAGTTTTACACGAATATTTAATTCTCTCTTTTTAGATTTAATTAATGGTTTGCTTAGTTTTGCTATTGCCAATAATTCTCTAGAGTCATTATACAATCCAACAGTGGTTATATACGCTTTTGGATCTCCAATAAAGTCATCTTGGAATATATCACCTTGGTCTCCAGTTACATAAGATGGATTATTAGAATAATTAAAATCTCCATTTTTTACTCTAACAAAATAAAATGTGCTAGAAACAGTTTCTTTATTTCTTGCTTTAAATCCTTTTTGACCTGATACATATGATCCAGATATTGAATGATGCAATTTATAATGATTACTTCCATTTGAATTTGATCCTGTATTAGTTTGGAATCCCATTTTATTATCTAAAATATTACCATCTAAAATAATAGTACTATGATCACAATATACAAGTCCGTAATATACAGGAGCAGCTGGGTTATGTACTCCATTAGCAATACTACCAGAAACAACATAATATACATTACCAGCATCTTCATTTGAAGCAGATGCTATAGTTGAATCATCAATTAATGTAATAGTTAATGCAGAACCACTTACTTCAACACTACCAGTTGCGTCTAAAGCAGCCGATGAAGATAAAGTAGATAATGGTAATTCAAAATTTCCTGGATCTAATTTTTCTTTAGTTCTATTTCTTTGGAAGTTAACAACATATATAGAATCAGTACTTCCTGAAGCAGGTGTTAAAAATCTATTAACTCCTTTTGGTAATAATAATTGTTTATATTGACTATAAATAGCTCTTGTTGCAGAGTCATCAATACTATCACTAAGTACAGATCCACTTCCTAATGCATTTCCATATGCTAACGCATATTGTATTGCAGATCCAGTTGCAGAAGGTAATTTTTGAAATACATTAACATAATACGGAGATTGAGCAGCCGTCATTGATTGTGTAAAATAAGTTCTTAATTCTGTTAAGTTATCACTCCATAATCCAGCCGTTACTATTTCTTTTGTTGCATCTATAACATCACCATTTGCTTCAGATAAATCAAATACTTGAAATGTTTTTCCACCATTTAATATAGCATTTTGATTTTGTATCTGAGTAACATAATCGTCAACAGCTTGTCTTTGTATTTCTGCAATAGTAGCTGGAGATATATCTCCACCAGTTCTAGGATCTTGTACAACTGAATCATTTGAAATATTTCCTGCTACTTGAGCACTTTGCCCAACAGTAACGCCTTCTGAATTAGATAATGCTTCTAACTCAGCAATTCTAGCTTGAGCTGTTGCCGCATCTGGACTAGTAGCTTCAATTGCTCTCGCAACTTCTGGTGAAACAGCTCCTTGATTTGGTAATTTTTTTAAATCTATTATTTTTTTATTCATTAGTTAACTCCTATTAACCTCTTTGTGCAGTTGCTAAATTAACAGCTTTTATAGTTAAACTTATACTAGTGCTACCGCCGGTTTCATTTCCTACGATCGTAATAGTAGCTGTTTTGTCTTTTGATAATTGTTTTCCTACTAACCTAAATCCACCTTTACTCAATGCTGCTACACTAGTAGCTTCTGCATTTGCAGAAATGCTAGGTACAGTTGGTAAAATATTACTAGTAATTTCTTGTCCTACAGCAGATGTAATTAATGCAGTAGATGAATCAGATAAAATTGCTGAATATCCAAATGTAGAATTTGCATTATTTAATCCAAATGTCGAAGCTTGTATAACAGCTGACTGTCCTGCATTTAATGTTATACTTGTTTTGTCTACTTGTACCGTTGGTATTCTTGTTGTAGTATTATTATCTAATGTTAGCAATCTACTTTTCATTGCTTGAGTTTCATCTGGAAGTGCTTCTGTTAATGGTAAATTTTCAATAACTATACCATAATAGTCTGTTCCTAATGAATGATTTGGATTCCATAAATCATAATCAATTTCATCATCTGCTAACGCAAATTGTGTTATATTAAAAGATCCATCTCCTTTAGCTAGTAATTCACGTCCCTTATTTGTTAAGATTGCGTCTACTGTTACAGAAGTATTATCTAAGTATCCCATTGTTATTCCCTTTTTTTTATATAAATATTACGTTCTAAAAAAAAATGCTGTATTATTGTTTTTATTATTATTATCCTTTAACATCAAATAATCCTTTACTTCCAGGCGGCTCTATATATAATTTATTTCCTGTAGTTATAGAAACTTCAATAACTGGCTTTCCATCTGGAGTGTCTTTTGAATTAACATTATAATCTGGACTAGATATTTTACAGCCGTTAAATCTATGATTAGCTATTCCGGTAGGAAGATAATCTTGAAATTCAGCTACTCGTAATTCAGATCCAGTAATACCTAATTTATATCTAGTTTTGTTAAATTCTGATAATCTACTACTAGTTATGAATAAAGATATAGCTTCTGACTCCCAATAAGGTGTAGATGATGTAACAAACGAACTGCCGGAAAAAATTATACTAGTGTGTGAATATACAGTTCCAGCATACGGATCTTTATTGGTTATTAATCTTGCATTATAATTTACAGCTGTTCCTTCTATATTAAAAAATTCTAAGTTACTATTTTGTAATTTACACTCATAATCTATTAATGCAATACTAGTAACGTCTGTCTTAGTAGTTTCAATAGATCCAGATGCAGTTGTTTGATAAGCACCATCTATATCCGGGTTTGTATCAAATGAAGCTGACGCAATAAATTGATCGGTTGCTTCTATGAGATTATCTCCTATTACAGGCAATGAAGCTGAAGCAAATGATTGCCATTTTCCTTGCATGAGGTTATCCCCAATTACCGGTAATGAAGACGATGCAAATGATTGCCATTTGCCTTCTACAAGATTGTCTCCAACTGCAGGTAATGAAGCCGACGCAAATATCTGCACTTTGTTATCATTTATGTCTGGAGCGGCAAATAATTCTGTTACAAAATTTTCTTGAGAGCCAGATAAAATTTCAAAATCTCTGAATATATCACCTTCTGGATTCAGTCTACTTGCACTAGGAATAACAAAATCAGGTACGTGTATTTCAGATAAATGAGTTTGATTTAATTTTGATATTTCTGTTAATGCAGTGTTTTTACTTCTTTCAATAATAGTTGGCTGTATTAATAATCCTAATATTTTTTCAGATCTAGCAGGTAATAATTGTTCTAATTGCTTAAAGAAAGATAAATCAAATAAAGAAAATATTCGTAGATATGAATTCATATCATTCTTAGTTGAATATTTTTTCCAATACTCACGAGACGTATTAATTAAATCAGGGTATGTATATCTATTTTCTTTTGCACGTGGATCTCCAATTAAATCATCCAATATTGTAAATCCTAATTGAGCAATAATATCATCATTGATCATTGTTTGAGGAGAATAATATATTCCCAACTTATTAGAATCTAAAGGAGCAGTATCAAATCCATTTCTAGTAGCTCTATTTTCTACATTTAATGTGTTAAGTAACTCAGTTGATTCAATTCTTACTTTATTATCATCAAACGTACCGCCCCCTAATGATATTCCATCAAAATAATATGTTTCTTCTATAGAATCATATGGAGTACTATTTGTCCACGCTGGATATCCAGATCCGGTAAATGATGCTGATATAGTTGTTCCAATATCAGGTTGTACTCCAGTTAAACTACTAGTAGCTGCGTGATTAATTTTTTGAGTTAAAGGAGTTCTAAAAACTAATTCGTCATATGCATCTACATTTCCATCATATGCAGACGGAGCTTTTGTATGATTAGTATATGGAGCATCATTTAAACTACCGGTCCACATACGTAATTCTTGTACTTGTCCTAATAAACGACTTCCGCCAGATGTGCCTCCTATTAATACAGTCCCAGGATTAGAAAATGAGCCAGTTGCTGATGCAGAAACAGTATTGATAATTTTTCCAAATTTTGATTTTTTTGCTAATACTTCAATACTATTATTAGAACCAGTACGTAATAATGCAGTTAAATAATCACCTTAAAACATTTCAATTTCAGCTGATGAAGTGCCGTTGATTTGTATTCTTCCCATTGTTCCTCTAGAAAATTCTAAAGTTACATCATTGCCGCCGGCTGAGAATAAATTCATTGTTCCTGGAACTAATGGATTCTTTAAAACATTATCAGTTCTAAATCTTAATTCAACTGCTCCAATTGTTTGATTATAATCAACTCTAACAACACCGGTTGTATTTTTAATTAAATCTAATGAATAATCAAAATTTAATTTTTCATATGATGGAGGCCTTTTAAGTCGTGGACCGCCATATTCTTGAATAGTTATTAATGATTGAGGTACTCCATAACAAGCTAATAATGCTTGCACACTACGTTTAGTTCCTTTACTTTTTAATAATCCAGGAATGTTATTAACAATTCTTCGCCATATACCATATGTAACATCACGAAGTGGTAATGATGGATCTCCTACACTATTTGAACCAGTTAGTGGTGTTCCATTACTGTCAGTACCTAATGTGTATTCCCATAAATCAGTTGATTGTGCACCATTAGTCAATTTCCATCCAAATTGTTTAGCTACAGTATATAATAATTCATTTGGCATACCTTGTTTAGGATGCTCATCTCTAGGATTAATTAAAGTCATTGCATTTATATATGTATATAATATATCATAATGATGCCCTAACATGTTAACAAATGTAGATAATTGTTCATTATTTTCATCTAACAACATGAACTCTGGAATACTTCTTATTAATCGATTATTATTTCTAAGATCATATATAGAAGCACTTTCATGTATTCTAGTATACCAAGATTCAAAATTACTGCTTGTTACCGAATATAACTCAAACGGATAAGTACTATTAGATTTAGGAGCTGGGCTTATATAACTTCCAGTAACAAATTCTACAACTGGATTAGCTACTGGAATATCATGAGTGAATATTTTTGAAGATGAATCATAATATAAATATTGCTCAAATTGATCCATTCCTCCAATTAAATTTGTATATAAATTATTGAAATCGGCTGCATTTGCTATAGCTGCTGATCCAGATAATAATCCAGCTGATGCAGATTGAGCAGTATAGTATTCTAATAATTCAATTTTATATTTAAAATTATCCAATCGTTCTGTTGCTGAACTATAAAAGACAAAATTATTAAAATCACCAAAATCAATATTTAATTTAACCCCGCCTAAACTACCAGAAAAATAACTATCAATTATTTGTTGAGATGTTTGCATTGACGACCCTAATAAATCGCTCCATGATTTTAAAGTTGTTGCATTTGATGTATCTTGTTCTGCAGAAGCTTCCCAATTTGTTCCTTGCAACACATTAAATGTAATCTGATCTAATACTTCTGAAACAGAAATATTATCTACATATGGTAATTTATTTTCTCTAACAATCCAACATTTAAAGTTTTTCTCAATATCATCATCTAGTGGTTTATATAACTTAACAAATAAATATTTTCCTACAACTACACTATTAACAAATAAATTTGTTTTATTTCTTGAAAAATTTAATAGAAAACTAAAATTATTATTGTCTGTTAATGCAGTTTGTCTTCCAGCAACATTATTAATATATTGATTAATTGATAATAAAAATTTTGGATTAGTTTCGTCAATTGCACGTAAACGTACTTCTGTTCTATCTGGAGATATATCATCGATTGCCATTAATGGGGCATTATAACTTCAAGTATATTTACAAAAAAGTTTAATATTATTCTATAATTGCCAGATGTTAATTCTAACTTTCTAAGTTCTTGACTTAAATTAAATTTAACAGGACTTGTTAATTGTATTTGAGCTCCATCTTTAGTAAAAGCTGCTTGATCAAAATTTTCAAGATCTACTTTGTGTTTTCCAGTAATCCATGTATCTCCAGAATAAACATGAAATTCATTTGATGCATTAGCAGTCCCTAGATTTACTTCACCATATTGAAATAACGATTTTTTAAATAGATCTAGATCGTTTGCATCATACCTCTCAGCATTAGTTGCTTTTGATTCATTTAAAAGTTTATCTTTATTTGTGTACTGCGTTAACATATTATATTCTAAGTATTAAATTAATTTACTATCATCCACCTTTTTTTCCAAATGGAAGTTTATCCAACATTGCCTTTATTTGAGCAGCTTGTTTAGCTTTAATAGCATCTAGTTCCGCTTGGGATAGTGGATTTGGCTGTATAGTAGATGTAAATGATGATTCTCCAGTCGCCTTATCAGCTTCTGTATTACCTTTATCTTTAAACACTTTGTCCAAGGCTGCTTTTGCTGCTGCTGCTTTTGCTGCTAGTGATGCTTTAACTGCTGCAATTCGTTTAGATTCACGGTCTTGCCAAACTCTATATGCCGCGTCTTCTTTTGCTTTTTTCTCTCTTGCTGCCTTTGCTGCAGCTGCAGCATTTTTAGCTAATTGTTCTTTATTAGGAGATCCAGGTCCAATAGCTGGAAGTAAATCTTGTGTGCGTATATCATATCCGCCATATTTCTTTTTTGGAAGTATTACTTGTTTACCATAATATTTGCTTCTTTGATTGTAATCAGCAACACCTTTTCCAGGATCATCAATAAATTGTACTTCCCAATAACAAGCGTTTGTCAGATAATAACCTCCGTTACTACCATTTGTTTCAACTTCCCAATAATCAAATTCTTTCATTACTCTAGGATCTATTATATAATGCAGATTACATGGGATAGATTGGTTCTTATTACCTGGATTATCTATGGCCCATTGCCTCCCTCGATATTCTCTATATCTTCTATAATTGATACTTGCTTGAACCCGACCATGTGCATCATATATAGATTTTCCATCATTTCCAGTCGGACTATCATAATGCCATCCAGATACCGCAGAACGCCTACTAAGCCATATATTAAATTCAGTATCATAATCATATGGATACGGAACTCCTTCTACCGGAGGAGGATTATATTTTACTTCAGGTTTACCCGCTGCATATCTCAGCCTCATCGTTGCCTCATCAGAACCTTTCATTTGAAACCTAAATTGTATTTTAAATTTGATAACTTTACCTTGTTCTTGACAAGATTTTATAATGTCTGGCGTCAAATAAAACTTGCCGTCTATTAATGGCTGTCCATATATTGTTTGGAAAAACGGAGCGGCTCTTTTACCTTCTCCCCAACCAGTCCCATTCTTTTCATAAATATTCCACGTGGATTGCCATCTTACACTAGTTCTTTTATACTGGCCCTCCCCTAATTTAGGATAAACTGAAATAGGTATTTGATGATATCCGCTTATATTATCTGGTGCATCTTTTTCTAGACTTTTTTGTACATTTTCTAATATATCAATATTTTGATCTGGTATTGAAAAATCAGCTACATTAAGCTTTGTGGTTGGCGGAAATTTATAATAACTAAATGCTGTATCAATATTTTTAACAACTGACCTGTTTGTGTAATTTTTTCTTATTTGTTCAAATATTATTGAATTTTCATTATTAGCAGGTATATTATTTTTATCAGCTCTGCTTAATAAACGACGCGATTCATTTTCTTTTTTAGTTATAACTGAGTCAATCTTTCGTTTTTTAGGTTTATTTTTTGTAAATTTCTTTTTTGGACGACCCATTTTTACTTGATCTACCTTTTTATTCTTAGATTTACTATTTGAATAACTAGCCATTATTCATCTCCTATATTTATAATAACTGATCCATTTTTATCACGATTGTTTAAGTCTTTTAAATTTGTCTTAAAAAAAATACCTTTTTTATTATATTGTAAATACATAGCATATTCAACAGGTGTAGGTGTAGGCGTACTTATTGGTTTTGATTTCTTCTTTTTCTTTTTGTTTTTTCGATCTTTGTCTTTATATTGAAATCTTTTATCTTTTTTATCAAAATAAACTGGGTCTTTTTTTGTACGTTTTGGAGTTTCATCAATATTGGTGCTATCAGTACTATATTCTGTTACATAAGAAAGTAATGATTCGTCCCCATCCCCCGGACTACCTACAGAAGTGGCTCGATCACTAACTGAAAATTCATCTACTATTTTTTCTACTGACTTAGCTTTACGATTGACAATCTTCTCTGTTTCTTTAGCAGAAGTTCTAGGTAATTGTTTTAATATGTTAATTAACTTAGTTTGAATCATATATCTATAAATATTAAACTAAAAAATTATGAATAATTATCTAGTAACTTTAAAAAATAGTTTGTCATTAATATATTCATCTAGGAATCCATTAACAATTTTAAATTCCAATCTATAATATCTTTCTGGCATTAATCCTGTCATATCTAGATAAATAAAGTTACTAGTACTATCACAACTAACTTTTGTATACTCTGTCTCATAAGGTATAATAACTTCGTCTGTAGCGGCATCTATAACCGAGTATAATGAACTACTAGGAATATACTTAATAGTTTGTAATGGAAATGTATTAGTGGGAGATTTCTGCGGATACTTATCTCTACCATACAGTCTAATTTTTGTTACCTCTTCATCTTTATACGATTTTTTTAATTCCGTATAGACTGAAAATGAATTAGAATCAATTGGATCTAAACTTCCTGTTTCAAAACTAGATTTATCAAAGTACATTAATAATCTAGGAACATATATAGTATGAGTATCTCTACTAAAAAATCTAATATCTCCAGCAACACCAGCATTAGATTCGTCTGCATCTGAATATTTTAAAATAAATCCATAGTTTGGTACTGTATACCCACCACTTCCAGATATCCATAATTTAATAGCGTCAGTAACATCAATATTGATATCAGTTGGTCTAACTGATGTATCATTTAAATTAGTATCGTCAAATGATTGTGAATATAATGTAGCGCTACCACTTGAAGCAGCAGAACCGGATTCATATAACCAACTTCCGCCTTTACCAGATCCAGACACATATAATGTACTACCAGTAGGCATATTAATATTTTGACTACTAGATATCCAAGAAATTGATCCAGAACCAGGTTGATTCCATGAACATCCATCTATAATTGCAGTACTAGAATTAAAAAATCCAGTGCCATTAGTCCAATCTTGTCCTACAACGTTTGCGTCAATCGTAAAACTAGCAGGTAAGTTTTTAGTATGAGTTGTATATAATTGCAACATAAATTTACAATCATTAACCGTTTTAGTATATTTTGTTAACGCTGAATTAACATCTGCCATATCAAATTTGAGTAAAGTTCGTGATAATGAGTGACTAGAAGTAACTGCAACTGTTAAATGTTTTCCTACTTCTAAAATTTCATCGATGCCGGTATTATACGTAGGTTTGCCTTCATATAAGGTAGCATCATTAGATGGATATATTATTTTAAACATAATTATAGTCTTTTTAAATAAATATTAAATTAAAAATTTACTACCCTTCCTTTAATATCTTTATTTAAGAATTTAATTTCAAATATACCAGGGTCTAAAGGTGGATAAATAATTCCTTGTTTTGTAGCGCTTTCTAAATCATATACATTTCCAGAATACTTATTAGCTGTATCATATAAATTTTTAAAGTCTAAATCAACAACAGATTGTACTCCAGCCGTATTTCCTAGCACATTCATTACTTCTGACATAATAATTGGCTGATTAATTTGCCATTTATCAATTGAAAAGAATTGTTTTAATAAATTAATACATTGTAATAAGACTTCATTACTATTATAATTTGTATTAACCGTTATTTCAAAGTCTATACCAATATTAACAATAAATGCATCTAATATATTAACAGCATCTGTTAATATTCTATAATAATCTAAATAATTTTTTAAATTAGTTTTAATTGCATCGTTAAGAGTTGTTAAATTATTATTATTATCAACTCCTAAAGTATATAAATTCATAGCCAATGGATTTGGAATTCTTGTTTCTTCCATTTGATTTTGTGATAATTGATCATCTGGAACTATATATGCTTTTGAAACACTTCCAAACTTTGCTGGCATTGAATAACATCTAATAATATAATCATCTTTAGTAACTAATCGATTCTGAGTTGCAAAATTAGATAATGCATTATTTTTTATGTCTTGCAATGTATCTGCAGATTTACCTCCCCGAGCAGGGTTTTCATTTGTAGTACTTATACTAGATTTAACAAAGTTTGTCATAGCCGTACTAGTTGTAGCATTTGGATCATCATCAAATTCTACTTTTTCAACATTAGTTAAAACTGAAGCCTGTACGTTATCTTTTACTCCTCCTCCAACTGTATATGTAACAGTTAACGTTGTATTAGCAGGAGCCGCTCCATAAGCTCTAGTATATAAAAAATTAGAAGGATCTATGTCGACATCAATTGGTTTACGAAATCCAGCAAGACCATTTCCAACATTATCTGGATTTGGTATAATTTTTTCATCATTATTATCTGATATTCCTGCTCCAAATTGAAGTTCTATTTTTTTATCACTTCGTAATCTTGTAATAAATCGTTTTGACGTTTTGCGAAGTTTTAATAAACTAGGACTTGAACTTCTATATTGAACAAAATCTGGATCATTCTCTAATAAATTTGGAACTTCATTAAAAATAGTATCTTGTGCTAAATAATCAACTTGATACCAATTATCTCCGTCTGATTCTTCGCATGATAGAATATCTATAATATTTGTATCATCTAATACTATTTTATCATATTGCTTAGGAGTAGTAAATGTAAACGTTGCAGTTTTTACTTCTCCAGATACAACTTGAGCTTTTTTCTTTAATAAATAATATACTGGTTGTTTTGTTGTGTCATCACTTTCATATACACTTACTTCGGTTGGGTTAAATGATGAACTAAAAGAAAAATCTACTGAATCTAATGTTCTAAATTCTGCAGATCCGTCTTTTTGTTTTACTTGCATGCCTGGTTTAATTGATAAACAATAATTAAAATCTGGTGCATTAAGATTACCACTTCCTGTTGCTGGTACTAATTGGAATATATCAATATCAGTATAAGCTGGAATTGCATTTTTACTTTTATATCCCAATGACCTAGCTAAGTCATATATATTTTTTCTTTCTGATGCTTGTTCTAATAATGATTCTTTAAGATTATTATCTGCATAATAACTTAAAACATCTCCAACATATGCTGACATTTCCATAAACATCATGCCAGGTGATGACTCATTAAAGTCAGTATAATCATTAGGAAAATATTGTTTTGTAAAATCTATTAAATTTTTACGAAATTGACCAAAGTCTTTTCCTAAATATGATACGTCTTTTGATACTTCCATAATTTATCCTATTCTATTCTAAGTATTCCGTCTTGGCCTGCAAATATTGTAATTGTTTCTTCAGAATTTGATCCAGTTACTGTAAAACTAATAGATATCTTAAGATTATGTACTAGATTTGGATCGTCATCGCCGGTAACAATATTTAATTCTGTAATTGTAATATATGGTAGCCAAAAATTAACTGCATCATTAATAGTAGTAGATACAAAATCTTTTAACTCTGAAATATTTGGTTCAAATACTAAATTTAATAATTCAGTTCCAAAGTTAGGTTGTTCATATCGTTCGCCTTTTCTTGTTAATAATAAGCTTTTAATATTTGTTGAAGCTTGCTCAAAAGTAGTAAATGATTTTGCAAACACCCCGGGGGCGTTAAACGGAAACTTTACTCCTATTGCAACATTTGTATTTTCTGCGTTAGTGTCTACTTCAACAATTTTATATGCCATTATCTATTTTTCTTTTTATCTATTGCTTTCATTAAAGCACTATAATCACGTGTCATAGCTTTTGCTACTGCTTTATCTTCTACAACTATATTTTGGCCAGTTTCAACATCTTGAATACTCGGAGTATTTCCACTTTGCAATGTTCTTTGCATTCCAAAATTTCTAGCATTGCTTGAATTCATGACAATATCTTCATTCATTAAATTAGCATAATCTGAAGGAGATGATTGTTCTCTAGTTACTTCAGTTTCATTTAAAATATTTGCAAATTTATTTTCTTTAAACATACCATGTTTTTTAACTTTGTTTGGTTTTTTTGTTATTGGTTGTTTATTTGTTAATTCATTTACGGTTGATTGTAACCCTTCATGCAAAATTTCAGTTAACTCTTCTTTAATAACAGATCTAACTTCTTCTTTTACTATTTTTCTTAAAACTTGTATAAATTTTTTTTGTTCCATAATGATTCTTCTTTTTTATAAATATTAACTTTAATACTTTACAGGTGTTGGCCAGCCATTATTATTTTTAGGTCCATATATTACGCTTGTCGTTGTATCGAGATAATAATCTCCAGACTTACCTAAATCGGCTTTCGGACCGCCTTTTCCACTATATGATTGAGCGGGAGCTTCTTGTAATGATGTTAATAGATCTTGCTGCGAATCAACTATTTCTTGAATTGAATCAAGTCTACTTAGCATATCATCCATACCAACATTTATTTCTGTATAGAATTCACTTCCAAACTCAGCATCATCTGTTCTACTTTTTTGTGTACCCCAACCAACCCCACTACTAGGATCAATTTCCCCGTTCCAAGCCCATCTATTTCCATTTGCATCAGTATATGGACTTCTAGGAGAAGGAGGCACTCCAGGTTTAGGATCTATAGGATCTCCATCGCCGCCATCATCAATAAGCTCCCATTTTCCAGCTGGGGGAGTTTCAGGAACACTATCAGAAAAGTCATGGGCATTAATAGCGTTTTGCAAATCTTGATTAGTAACTAAATCTCCACTACCGTCGCTATCTCCATTTACTTGATCTCCACATCTAGAGCTTAAATTTATTGCAACATTTGCTAAATTAGCTAAAGTCGACTGTAATGATGTATTTACTGATGTTGGAATAGTTGATAATTGTTTAACAGCTGTTCCTGCATTTGCTAGAAGCATATTTTGAACTGCAACTAATTCGGATAATAAAGCAGCTTGTCCTACTATAGGGGTAAAAAATATAGAAACTTTAATAGCATTTGCTATTCGTAATAATGTTTTTAATAATTTAACAATTTTATCAATTATTGGTAGTATTTTTAATATTGCTGCAACCATTTTTTGTATCTGTTTAATTCGCTCTAATAAATCCTGTATCCTAGGATCATCACAATCACAACTATCTGGAAGTTTTGCTCCTGCAGAAATTGTATCTTCTATAGCTTTTTGTATTTTTCCTATTGCTTTATTTATTTGATCTATTAATAAACCAACGGCTATTGATGGTAATGCTGGTATTCTGTCTAATGGGGCGGAAATTGCCATAACTTTCTTCTTTCTTATTTATCAAAATAGTGATTTACACTATTTAACTTGCCAATTTTGTTTAATAAGCTTATTAATTTACCTTGTTGTAATGGAACCGAAACCATTCCTGCGGGGCCTATAACCCCTGCATTAAGTACTGCAACTAAATCATTTAGTATCATTCGTAAAATATCTCCTTTTACCAACGGATGTTCAGCATTTTCTTTACCAATACGTATTTCAGGAGCTCCTAATGTTATTCTATTAGGACTATCTAGGATAATAGAATCGGTTTTAGCTCGTAAAATTATTCTATTTGCATCTCCAACTAATTGTGAGCCTTTAAATTTAGAAACATTTTCAGATTTAGTAGGTGATTGATGTAATTTTAAATCAGTTAACTGTTGCATAGATGTTAAATAAAATGCAGATGAGTCATTTTTAAATGATTCTATAGTAAATTCTTTATTATCTTTATCTAAATGTTTATTAGATATTATTATTATAGGATCTCCGTCTATAGTACTAGACCAGGTAGGTTTTAATGTATAATGTCCGTTATTAACAGTACTTCCTAATCTAATGCTATTACCAAATCGTCCTTCTAGAATCGAATCCCCTTCAAAATATTGTAGTTTAGATATTGACTTTTCTTTAAAGGATTTTCCTAAATCATTTTGAGTGCCAGTTGCATTAACATTTGAAGTTTGAATTTCTGCAATACCAGGTAATGCATTATTATTTATATCCGATTGTACATTATATGCTGGAAAATAATACCATTGTCTTCGAAATTTATCTGCAGTGCTGAATTCATTTGTTCCTTGAAATATTAATACATGTTCTCCTACTAAAGGTATTTCATTATTTCTAGCATTTGCCGGCTTACAAATTAATTCTTGAACTTTATCTTCGTCATATGTTCGAACTAATATAGTAGATACATTATTAACTTCATCCGAATCATACTTATAAGTGTCAGTTACTGTATTTTCTATTACTTCTGCTAATAAAAAATTAACTATCATTGTTTTTCTCCAATGACTCTTTTACATTGTTAATTTTTTCTTGTAATTCTTTATCTTCATTTTGAATTTTATCAATTTCATCTGTTAATTCTTCTTCAAACTCATCTTCAGCAATTTTTAATAATTGAGTCTTTTCATCTTCACTTAATAAAGAATTTTCTCCAGTTATAGTTTGTTGTGTTGATATATATCGCTGTACAATTGCGGTCAACTTTACTAAATGATCATCATTTTTAACAGCAACATCTAGATATTCTTTAATTAATGGTACTATAATAGTAGCATCAGATGCTGTACGAATTAATGGTTGTAATTGAGATATTAGTTGATTAATTTGTCTATCTTTCTTTTTAGAATTGTGATATACATCTGACATTAAATCAGAAAAACTTTTATCTTTAAATAAATGATCATTAACATCCATAATATGGACTCCTTTTAATATAAATATTAGAAGGGTAAATTCACGAACTCAGTTTGTTCATATTCTAAAAACTTTGTTGAATATATTTGTTTTAAAACTTTTATTACCTTTGTAATATTATTTGTTTCTAATCCGGTACGCTCTCGTATAAATACATATAAAGCTTTTTTATTAAATTGCTCAATATTTTCACGTTCTTCAAAGATATGTAATATAGAATCAGCAACATGTATATCAGTCTGACTTGTAAATATAAAATTTATATTATTATAACAATACTCAACATATGCATCCATAAAATATTTTAATGTTTCTGCCATTTCGGTGTTATGCATTTCAGTCATAACATTTCGTTGTTCATCAATATTTATTGGTTCTGATTCTTTTTTTAGTTTTGCATATCCTTTTTGATTTTCAGCAATTAAGTAATTAAATGATGTCCGGGTATAATATGAATATGCTCTTCCTGCATCTGGATTAAACTTATCTAATCTAATAGTTAAATATGTAACTAAATCAGTTTGTAAGTCTTTGAAAGATGAATCAATATATTCACACTTCATCTTATTAATAAGATTTTCTGATAATTTCATAAAAGCAGGAAATATAAATCGTCTATATATTTTTTCTTTTAATACCCGATGTTCAGCTGATCTATTATATGCTGATATAGATCCTTCTGTAATTTTAGTCCAATATCTATTTGACTTTTTCTTTTTTCTTCCCATTAAATTCTTCTTCTAAATTATCAATAACGTCTTTTAACATTGCAAACGTTGTACCAGCTTCATCGTCTTTTTCAAAAGCTCCTAATCGATCTATTTCTTTCATTGACTTAAATGATTCATTTATTTGTGTATACATATATTGAGTCATATCTTCTAATTCTTTTGTATACTCTTCTAAATCAGAAAATACACTAGCTAAAACATATGCTCTATATATAAAATATGCTACAGTACCTGACAATAATACAATACACAATATTAACAATGAATTCATAATTAATTTTTATCTTCTTTAAAATCACTAAAAATATCTACAATAGATTAATCAATTTCAGGATTCTGTTCTGCTAAATTCTTTAAAGCACTTTTTTTAGTAGCTTTTGCTTTTGGTGAAACAGGCTTTGGAGAATTATTTTTAAAACTTCTCCATCTTTCATATTCTATTTGAGAAGCCATATGATCTGCGTGATGTAATAATAATGGCAAATTAGTTTTTAATTTAGCTTGTGCTGATCTTGCAATAAAATATGGTTTATTAGCATCATCATATATTCCATCATGTATTCTAATAGCTTGAAATTCATTCCACGACATTTGAATTTGATATTTTTGAAGTAAATATATTGAAAGATCTGGTACCATACTAAAAGGAATATTTTCATTATGTTTATACATCCTTCCCATATTTTTTCTATGCCAATCTGATGTTTCAACTTGGTATACTTCTCTTCCGCTTCCTGGAAATCCACATTTCCCTAAATCATGATGCATAGCAGCAAACATCATTTCATTATATTCATAACCAGACATATCCGATCCCATACTTTCCCATGAGTTATATAGTTTTTCTACACAATCCATTACTCTAAGAACGTGATCTATATATCCGCCTGCAAATGCATTATGATAATGTGCTACTGACGAAGCAGGCATCATTACAATTCTGTCTTCATATTCATCATATAATTTATTTAATTTGTCTGCTCTTTCTGGAAATAAAGTATTAACTCTATTTCTATACTCGTCCCAGTTGGATTTGATTTTTTCTGCTTCTAACATATTTTTATTTATATTATAATAAATTATTTGGAATATTCCAATATACCTTCTGCCATTTTAAATGTGCACAATGAGCATATAACAGATAATGATGTTGAAGCAACTTCTACTATATTAGTACAATTTTCGCATCTACATTGTAATTTCTTTGTTGTTTTACTTTTTTGAATTATTTTTTTCATTGATTTTTATTTTATGTTATTACTTGACCCGTAGGACCTTGTCTTAATGGGGGAATATCATCTTCATCATTTTCATCATAATGTAATCCATCATTTCCATTTTGACCAATTATATTCATTCTTGCTTCAGTATCCTGTTCAAGAAAATCTTCAGTATCAGATAAAGGAGATGCTATAGCATCCTTAAACATTAAATCTTTTTCGTCATCTATTTCTGCTGCATCTGATGGATGTGGTGGTCTAAATGTGTCTTTATTAACAGTTTCTCCATATATATTTTTCTTAGTTGTTAATGACTTTATATCAAACGCTTTATTTGCAGCAATTAATAATACTATTGCTAATGGATCAAATACAAATATGAATATTAATATAAACCAATTTACTAC